CTATAATAAATTATTAAGAGGGGTTGTAACATTTGGATTAAGTCCTAGTACAGAACAAAAAGTAAAAAAAATAGTTCCTAAAATTAACGATAATGAATTTATAGAAATGCAAAGAATGAACCTCTCAGATGTTTTAGGTCATAATGCAGAAAGCTATGTATTGGGGAAAATATATAAACTTTTCAAAGATAATACGAAAATAAAATTATTGCTAACACACGCGGGAGGTTGTAAAAATGATTGTGGTATTGTTTATCAAGCTAGTAGTTGGCTATATTTTGGAAAAGAAGTATGTAATGATTTTTATCAAACTGTCAAAGGTGAATACAAAAATATTATTTCTCCTATGCGTTTTGGTAGAGTTCCAAGAGAGGTGGTAAAACTAGGAAGTCAAAAAGTAGGAGAGTTTTTATTTGGTTCAGGAAACATAGTAAATTCTTTCAGATATTTGTATATTTACCCTTTAAATAAAGGGATAAGAAGTTATTTAGAAAAAAAATGTCTAGATTATC